GCGATAAAAAACCTTGCTGAACGTCTTGAACCTGAGACACAGATGCGCATCAGAAACCTGACGGGATTTGCCTTTGACCTCACTGTGGAACAGGTCTGTCGCCTTATTAAGAGGGTCAGAAAAGAAAACCACATCATCGACCATGAGGCAACGGCAGAGAAGATACGAAAGTCTCTCAAAGTCATTCATGAAGACAGAAACAGCCGCTTTGACCCGTTCACGTATCACGGGAAGCCGCTGTCTGACTTCTGCGCCCCTGAATGGGTTGAAGACGTGGCAAAGGTCGTTGAGAGTGAAATCTACAATGCGGACGGGGAAAACAACGCCCGTGCTTACACGAATGTTAAACTTGCGTATGATAACATCAAAACAGAGTTTTATCAACGCTTAAACGGTTAAAATGATATGATAGTAATTATTGACAACGGTCACGGAGAAGACACAGCGGGCAAGCGTTCTCCTGACGGAAGACTGAGAGAGTACGCCTACGCCCGTGAGATTGCCAAGCGTCTGCAGTGTGCTTTATGCCATGAGCTTGGGGCGGGTCACGTTTTTCTCTTGACCCCTGAAACAAACGACATCAGCCTGAAAGAACGCTGTCAGAGGGCAAACAACCTCTGCAAGGCTCACGGGGCTTCAAACGCTCTGTTGGTCTCAATTCACAACAACGCTGCAGGGGCTGACGGCAAATGGCATGAAGCCCGAGGGTGGTCGGCACACGTTTCTCTGAACGCCTCTCAGAAGAGTAAGACGCTCGCAACGTGTCTTGCTCAGGCGGCAGAGAAAAACGGGCTGAGAGTGAGAAAATACACGCCACAGCAGCCGTTCATCACTCAGAACCTCGCTATCTGCCGAGATACAAGCTGCCCCGCCGTTCTGACTGAGAACCTTTTTCAGGACAACAAAGAAGACGTAGATTTTCTTCTGAGTGAAGAGGGCAAGCAGTTCATTACAAATGTTCATGTGGACGGCATTCTGTCTTATATCAAAAGCGTGAAGAAATGACAAAGAAACTGTTCATCTTATTGGCGGCGGTCTCACTCATGTGGGGCTGCTGCCCTTGCAGAAACCTGACAACAGAAACAGACCGTCAGGACAGCACCCGTGTTGAGGTCAGGACGCAGACAATTCTCGTTCCTGATACGGTCTTTCTTGAAATACCCGCTCAGACGGCAGAGCGCACAACCCGTGACAGCGTTTCACACCTTGAAAACGAATATGCCACCTCTGACGCTCGCATCAACCCTGACGGCTCTCTGTTTCACGATCTGCGGACAAAGCCTCAGAAGAAAGCCATTGAAACCGACAAGAAGATTGAAAAACGGGACAGCGTGGTCTATCGGAACAGATACCTGAAAGTCAAAGAAAAGGTTTCAGTTCCCCGTGACCTGACAAAGTTTCAGAAATGTGAAATCTTCGGTTTTTGGTTCTTGTTGGCAATCTTCGCCTTGGTTGTGTACCTGAAACGGCTTCAAAAACAGTGAAAACGCTAAAAATGATTAAGTCGTAAGCACAAAAATCGGAAATTCTGTCGGAATTAAAAAAGAAATTCTTACCTTTGTGACAAAATTTGAAAATATAGCGTTTGCTATTGTTTTGAGGGTCAAGAAAATCGCCAAAATTTCAGACAGCCTTAAAAGCAATGGTAGATGCCCACGTATATCGTGGGCATTTTCCTTGTAGGCTGTTCGGGTGTTTGGCGATACCTCTTGACCGACAAGGGGATGCCCACGTTTTTACGTTGGGTCTCTGTGACAACGGCGAGCCGTGTTTTGCAAAGGTACAGAGTTTTAACGTAAAAACAGCAGATATGGATTTCAAAGATTCGATTAAACAAATATCTGAGCGCATTGAAAGTCTGAAAGACAACTTGAAGACAGAAGAAGCAACGAAGACGGCTCTCATTCTGCCTTTCCTGAGTGCTCTCGGCTATGACGTGTTCAACCCGTTGGAGGTGTTACCTGAAATGAGTTGTGACATCGGTATGAAAAAGGGCGAGAAGATTGACTACGCCATTCTGAAAGACGGCGAGCCGATTATTCTCATTGAGTGTAAACATTGGGAGCAAGACCTGAACCTTTATGACAACCAACTGATACGTTATTTTAACGTGTCAAAGGCGAAGTTCGGGGTCTTGACAAACGGCATAATATACAAGTTCTACACAGACCTTGCCGAGCCTAATAAAATGGACGAGAAGCCGTTCTTGGAAGTGAACCTCCTTGAAATGAAAGACGCTCAGGTCGAAGAGTTGAAGAAGTTTCACAGGTCTTATTTTGACGTTGACAACATTCTAAGTTCGGCAAGCGAGCTGAAATATATGGGCGAACTCAAAACCGCCATTTCAAAGGAGTTCGCGAACCCCTCTCCTGACTTTGTGAGGTTCTTCGGGAAACAGGTCTATGACGGCGTTTTCTCCCAAAAGGTTCTTGAACAGTTCACAGCCCTGACAAAGCGTACAATCGGCAGCTATATAAACGACATTATTTCTGACCGTCTGAAAGCGGCAATCAAGACAGATGAAGAAGCAGCCGCCACAGAACAGAAGACCGCCGAGAAGACAGAAGAACAGCCCACAGAGCCTGAGACAAACGAGGACGGCATTGTGACAACAGAAGAAGAGTTGGAGGCGTTCTTCATCGTGAAGTCTATTATCCGCAGCGTTGTGACCTCTGACCGCATCACATACAAGGACACACGATCATACTTCGGGGTTCAGATTGACAACAATGTGCGGAAGACAGTTGTCCGCTTCTACTTCAACCAACCGAAGAACAAGCGCATTGCCATTATCTCAGAAGACAAGTCAGAACGTATGTATAAGGTTCAGACCCTTGACGAGATATACAACTACGCAGATGAACTGACAGAGGCGGCGAAGAGATACGTCTAAACAGCCCAACAGCGATTGCGCCCGTATGTCGGCGTAAGTTTGTTCAGGTGATAACTTACACGAGATTGAAAAGTAAAGCCCACATGCGGCGTATTCGAGAAAAATAACTATCTTTGCCCTCAGAGGGCTTGAAGAGGGGTCGAAAAGCCCCTCTTTTTTCATTTTTGTTGCTGTTTTGTTGCTCTGACAGACTGTTAAACAGTCAAACCACGTTATAAATCACTGATTTACAAGTTATAACAAAAGTACTGCGTGGGAAAGTAACCTTTCGGCATCGGGAAGTAAGTGGTAATTATCAACGATTAGCATATATCATCAACGATTATTAAGGCGTTCATTTTGAACGCCTTTCTTTTTGGCCTTATAAGTGATGGTTATCATTTATAGGGCTTTTTCGGCTCATTTTTGTACCGTATTTGTTGCTCGCTTGTTGAAGACCGCAAATCCTGTGGAAAGGTAGTAGAGAAACTATACGCCATTTTACACGGTTTTACGGGAATTTACAGTAATAACGGAGAAATAAAGATGAATTAAAATGAGCAGTAACTTGAAAATTAAGCGAATTTGCGCTTGGTGCGGTAAAGAGTTTATCGCCCAGAAAACACAATAGCTTGTTGTTCCAAACAATGCGCCAACGCTCTTTATAAAAAGAAGAAGCGTGACGAAGCTATCAAGGCTAACAATCAATTCATAGAGAAGAAGATTGATGAAAAGCCTATTGAAAGAATCAAAGACAAGCCATTTCTCACAATTACTGAAACCGCAATCTATCTCGGAGTAACCCGACCAACCGTTTACGGTTACATTAAACGAGGGGAATTAAAGGTCACTCGATTAGGCTTCAAGTACCTTTTGAAGAAAGAGGATATTGATGAGTTATTCAATAATCCGACAGAGTTCCATACTCCTACAAAAGAGAAAGTCCCTATCACCGACTTCTACACCACCGCCGAAGTGAAAGAGAAATATCATGTAAACGAGTCATGGATATTCTTGGTAGCCAAGAAGAATAACATACCTCGGACTTTCAATCGTGGCAAAACTTATTGGAGCAAAAAGCACATGGATGCTTACTTCGCTAAGAAAGCCCCGAATCCTGACATTACCGAATGGTATAGTACTCAAGAAATGCAGGAGAAGTTCAGCATGACCTTATCCGCTATCTACACATTCGTTTCCAAGAACGCCATCCCGAAGAAGAAAGAGGGTATCATGGTGTACTACTCCAAAAAGCACGTGGATATAGCCAAAGGCGTGGCAGCACCCGAAGAACCGCAGTATTATACAGTAGCCGAAGCAATGGAAAAATTCAATCTCACCCGTGACCAACTCTATCATTATGCGAAGTATCATAATATTCCAAAGGTCAAGAAGGGCAAATACACGCTTATATCCAAGCCCGAATTGGATAAATTGCTTGAAGCCCCAAAGATTGAATAAGTTATTTATCGGTGAATGTTGCCACCATTAAATCACTCTATTCCTTTGCACCAAACAAATGTAAAACTCTAAATATTAAACAGTATGACACACACGTGTACAAAAGTAACAGTTCGTCAGAGAGCAATTCGGAACAATCGCATCTCCTTGTATCTGGATTATTATCCGGCAGTCCGTAACCTCGAAACCATGCAGATGAGCCGTCGAGAATATCTCGGTATCTACATCTATGCCCACCCGAAAAACGAAATGGAAAGGGAGTTCAACAACGATATGTTGAACAAAGCAGAGGCTATCCGTTGTATCAGAGTGCAGTCTCTCATCAATGAAGAGTTTGGCTTCTTAGACAGGACTAAGCAGAAAGCCGACTTCCTCGCCTACTTCAAGAAGATGTGCCGAAGCAAAGACCAGAAATGGACGTTTGTCTATCAGCACTTCTACAATTTCGTTAAAGGGCAATGCACCCTTGGCGAGGTGAATGTGGACTTATGCAAGAAGTTCCGTGAATATCTATTGAACGCTAAGCAACTCAAACATAGCAACCGCCCTATATCCCTCAATTCGGCATCCGGCTATTACTCTACTTTCAGAGGTTTGTTGAAGATAGCTTATCGAGACAAATGGTTGCGTGAAAACATCAATGATTACCTTGATAAGATTGAACCACAAGATGTGAAGAAAGAGTACCTGACACTGGACGAAGTGAAGCTGCTTGCCGCCACTCCTTGCGACATCCCCGTTCTGAAAGCAGCTTCTTTATTTGCTTGCCTAACAGGACTACGCATCAGCGATATTCTCAATCTTCAATGTGAAGATTTTGCCATTGCTCCCGACCAAGGCTATTGCTTGCGTATCAGAACACAGAAAACTCAAACAGAAGCGACACTTCCCATCAGTTACGAAGCCTACGAGCTATGCGGTACGCCAGCTACGGGTAAGGTATTCAAAGGATTGAAGCGAAGTATGATTAATTATCCGCTGAGGAACTGGCTCAAAAAGGCAGGAATAACGAAGCCGATAACCTTCCACGGATTTCGTCACTCTTATGCGGTCATACAAATCTCTTTAGGCACGGATATTTACACGGTTTCAAAAATGCTAACCCACAAGAACGTTTCCACTACTCAAATCTACGCAGATTTGGTCAATGTAAAGAAACGAGAGACAGCCAATAAGATTTCATTAAAATGAATATAGCCATGAAACGAGGAATCATAACAAACAACGGATATGGCATTCATATTTCTGATGGAGAAGTATGGATGACCGCTTGGGAGATTGCCGACTTGTTCTATACAACAGTTGGATCAATCAATTCCCGTTTAAAAGCAATATTGAAAGCCAATGTCTTAAAGAAGTATGACATCTGCCAATGTATAAAGTTGGAAAATGGGAATAGTGCCGATGTGTATAATCTCAACATGATTATAGCCCTATCCTATCAAATAGACACTGGACATTCTGTTACATTCAGAAAATGGCTTATCAGTAAAGTTGCCCCCAAACAAAAGGGCATATCTCTCTTTATTCCTATAAGCGCAGCTAACATATACAATTGCTAATACCTTTGCTAAAAGTCCAACTTGGTTTTATTCTACGTTGGACTTTTCTTTTCTATTTTGGCACAGTTGACCTAGAATAATGCTACCTTTTGGTGACAAATGCTGCCACTTTCAGGGAAATGTATTTATACATCTTGCTAATGATATATATTTGCACACAAACGATTAGCATATATTATTATGAAGCAGAAAAAGATAGAACATATTACTTTGAATCTGATTGTTTTCGGGACAATCGCTATCATTGGTGTTTTAGCCCGCCAGACCGTACTTCACTATGGTTGGGATGAGTTCAGCAGCTACCTCATTTTAGTGGTATACTACATTATCATGGGAGCTATCTATCTCAATCTGCAAATGGTATTCAGTCAAATTCTTTCGCCAACAATAGAAAAGTGCTTTATGAGATTTGAGTGCTACCGCAATAAGGTTGTGGTAGTTGAAACTCCAATTGCACACGCTGAACTTGTCGAAAGTTCTATTATTTCGGAATCCTGCATTTCAGAACCAAAAATTGGAATAGAAACGACATCTGACACAACAGAAGAAGTCTCTATTTCATCGTGTTCCAAACTCAACGAAGACGTAGCAGAACTTCCAAAGGAAGAAACCACACCTTCTACCATCAACAATATATCCATCGAAGAATCCAATCAGCCAACAGAATACGAAATATTCCGTGCCAATGCTATGGCAGAAAAAGAACGAGCATCGCAAGAAAAATTAGATAAGGTTCTCGCATATACGAAACAAAACTTGGTTCTCTACCTTAGCGAAACTGACCTCAATCGTCTATGTGGATATATTACAGAATATTACTTGTCAGATACTATGCCCAAAGTCGAGCAGATAAAGGTTGATGCCCAATTAAAAACCATTGACATCATGCACTTTGGTTGGAATATAGGTAAGGCATTTGGCAAGCCACGCCTACAGACTGCTACCTTTATAAAGAGGGTATTTGCTCATACTCTCCGTGATTCGGAAATATCTACCATTGAACGCAAGATGTCGCACACAGAATCAGAGTGCAAGATTAAATTGGATAGAAAAATAACATAAAGTCTCAAATTTATCTTGGCACTTCCATATAATCTATCTTTCGTGAGTATGGAAGTGCTTGGATTATAACTACTGCGTTATTCGGAGCAAGAAACAACTTTACAGTTCCATTTTCAACTGATGTCAAAAGCAAATCAAATGTTTTAATAGAGCCATCGTCTGCATCTTCCCACTCCTCTCTGAGTACAAGAAAAACGCCATCACCTATATTGTTATTCTCATAATCACTTTTAGAACAAACTAGAACAAACTCTTGCTCGTCGAACATTCTAACATAGTGCATCCTTTTCATATTCAAAATTACCATTCACCTGATTCCCTTTCATTTTTGGTTTCACCTGAAAAATCAAAATAGGTTGATTTTACTCGTGACACCTTTAAATCCGTATTTCTCCACGGATCAAATTCATTGTGGGTCTTATGAAAAACTGCTATTTTATCCATATACATAGATATCGTAGAAGGAGCAGAAAGGGCATTATAAATACTATTACCTATATAATCCCAATTAAAATCATTAGCCAAGCATCACCCTGCATCAGAATATACTAACCACTCTTTAGTTCCCCAACCTGCTTCAACCTTACAAATCTTATATTCAGCAAACAATCTTTGATTTTGAAATATAGTTCTTAAAAAATATTCTGTCAAAGTTTGATGTGAATCAATATAACATCTAAACACCATACATTCTTTTTTCAAAAAAATCATATACATTCAATTTCAGTTTTGTTTGTGCAGAGCAACTACATTTTGTTTGTGCCGAGCAACTACATCAAGACTCTTTCTATAGAGAACTTACATTGAGATGTCACTCAATAGCAATATCTTTATTTATGTGGGGAGCTTTTGGGCACGAGATGTCTGGATAATACCATTTATCAGCGCCATATGCCAAAATCGTATCTCTCCAACAAATATGCTTATATTTTCGGCATTCAAAAAAGTCTTGACACGAAGAACATGGACTATCCGAAGGTATGGAAGACTGTTTAAGATAAAAAATATCTTTAGCCTTTTGAGAATTCCATATTTCCTTTAATGTCTGTTTTTTCAAATCACCTATAATGAAATGAGGATGCCAATACAATTCTTCACAAATCGTGACTTTTCCATCAGGCAAAATGTATAGAGCATTAAGATTGCCAGAGCACATTGTGCGCTTTTCAAAATGCTCCGCTTTTTCTTCTATAGTCAGTTTGTTGAAATCTCTAAGTACAGAAGGTTTGTACAGCTTAAAAGAAAATATTCTTTGTCTATTTAATTCACTTACATAGTCTCCAATTTCAGCAATTTTTTGAGCTGATGTCTTATATTCTTTATAAAGTAAACCATTATACATAGAACATTTTGCCGCATCAAACATCCAACGCTTTAGATATTTTTTCCCCTTAAAAAAGGTTGCTAAACTACGAATATCTTCAACGTTGTCATTGAAGCGATTTATTACAGTATGAACTACATACGTAACATGATACTTTTCAAGTAGGTTTATAGACTCTTTTATCTGGTCATAATAAGGGTCATTTACCTTTAAAATCTGATAAAGATGTTCTTTGATTAGGGTGTCAAGCGATATTTGGATAGGGTCTGTGGTTGCTCCCAACTCTATCCATTTTTGTATTTCTTTTTCTGTGATAGGTTTCTTTGTTGAAATATCAGGTTGAAATCCATACTCTATAGACTTTTTGACGATTCTCTCCCAACCTTTATATAGCATAATTTCTCCACCCATGAGTTTGAAACGAATAACTCCCAATTCTTTGGCTTGGTCTAATATACTTTCTACCAAACTGACATCCATATGTTTTGTTTGGTTACCCTTTCTATTTGCATAGCAGTAAATACAAGATGTTGCGCAATGCAATGTGAGGTTACAAATTATGTCAATAGGTGCGTCAAGTCTAGACATGCACAAATCAACTTCTTTATAAGAAAAATCTTTATAATTATAGGATGGAATTTTCATACCATCCTTATATTCAATTATAAGATGAGGTGGGAAAAAAGACTTTTCGCACTCTATGTAATCTGTATTATCTATTAGTTTGTCTAATTGGCTTGAAACAAGCTCTGAAGACAAATGAAACAATTCGGAAATCTCTGCATAAATTTCTCCTTTCGTTCTTCCTTTGAAGAAAGAAAGCATCATTGCATATACAGGATGTATGATGCAAATCGAAGACTTTTCTCCATACCCTTGGCAGGAAATAATAAAGCTCTTATTGCCTCCATGACGAAGAACATATTGCGGATTTAATACATATTTCATAATGTTATAAATGATAAGTTAAAGAGGGTGTGTCATTTTTATTAATGGCGCACCCTCCCTTTTTAAAAATTAGTCGTGACTTTTATCACCCTTTTCTAATTCTTGCTGCTGTTGGTTAGTTCCACCATTCTCTTTGTCACAACAAGATGAGCAACCTGACATTGCTCCACCTGCAACTACTGCCATTTCTGATTTCATCAGAAATTCAGCATCCTTTAAAACTTTTAAATCCATAGCAAATTACTTTTAATGTACTACAATTTGTCTTCGTCCCAAAAGGTTACTTCCAAGACTTAGACATTGAATTCTTGTGCAATATACTATAAAAACTAATACGTTAACCAACTTATCATTACTATTTAATAAAGTTTAAACAAAATGTCTGTATTCTTGTCGAAAATGCATCATTATTATTATGTTTTCGCCGTACATTAGCGTGATATGTTATGCTTTTTGCGATTATGATAACAAAATTACGCTTGCGTTGGTCTCTATTTTGCAAAGTTATAATTTCGTCTTATAATCTTAGACTCATGCAGCAAATGATTTGCAATATTATCTTTGTACAATGCTAATTTATACATCTCATAACTATGACGAACAGAATCCTCATAAGCAGTAACACGATTTCTTACGTCGTTTATAACATTTTCATCTCGTTGCACATTGAAATGTTTCTCAATGTAGCGAATGTTCGGGTCATCAGCAGGAAGCACCATCTTCAATGCCCTATACTTCAAGTCTGCCTCCTCCCAATCTTGA